TATAGATATAGATATAGAGTTTGTTGAGACCATGTAGATGGTTTAGGCCCTAAGAGATGGGAGTTATCACAATAACTAGCCGACCCTAAGGCGAAAGTATGAGGGTTTTTTACTTATCAATCAAGCAGAAGATGATAGATACGCGTACAGTGTACGCACCAAATGCCCACGCTTAAACAACAAGATGAGGCGAACGTAGGGTCCAACGTTAAGGCCACCCCCCCTTTTTTATGGCGAACAACCTAAAAATTAAAGAGTTATATCCGCAAGTCAAAGCGGGCGAATCCTCTCTCAAAGGATCATCGTACTGTACCAAAGGCAGTGACAAAGGAAGTGCACCTTTCAAAAAATGCGACAAACTTGTAGGATCAAGTAAGAAGTCTGATGCATACCAGACAATTACTCCTGCATTTTATCAGAGAAATGCACGGCTTGCAACCGTAAAACCTAACCGCTCTGGGGCACCAGAGAAGGTTGAGAACCACACTCAACTATGCGGCGGATCTTCATTGACCCTCCGATCGGTTTGTGGTAAAAAAGCTGATGACTTAATCATTGGAGCAGCTCACTCCTTAAATGAGCTCAGTAGCGACGAAGACATTAAGGCTTTTCGACGAAATCAGTACATAACTAATAAAAGAGTTAAAAGGTCTCTTAAAACAAGTGTTAGTTATTGTAAAAAAAATGATAAGAAGAAAGGTTCTAAACGTAGTGTCAGTGTTGCTATTAGAAGGGCGTTGGTAGCCATTCCTAAAGAGAAGGAATTAGAGCTCGCGGCCCTAAACTATACGTGTCAATCTCGGAATTTACCATCTAATTTTATTTCTTGGATGAATTGGGCTAGAGTTGATGCATTCTTACCTGAGTCAAATTTATTTTGGTTCCATATAGAGAAACTTATAAGCCTTATCCAATTACTTAAAGGCTGTGATAGTTTAGAAAATATGGTTCATATATTGAATTTGTATTTAGGCATATATTTTGATGGTGCTATGTTACCAGGCTTCATTTCTTTATTTAAGAAATGCACTAGTAGTTTTATGACTTGTCAATCGAGTGGATTAGATTTATTTAAATCTTTGTTGAATAATTGGCAAGCCATTAAAGAAAGTGAAGCAGCACGACAGATATATCATTTTATTTCCACAGTATTGGCAACTGGTTTATGTAAAGTCAATAATATCAATATTTGTTATAAGGGATTAGAGGTGTTCAAAATTATGGCGACGAAGAAAGTAGCAAATTTAGTTGATTTAGTTCAGGTTATAATTGAGACAACTATATTCTTTTATGAAAGAGGTTGTGTTTATCTACAGACAAATAATCTGTGGGATTTGATGTACTCTGATAGTCAAATATTGCAATTTGAGAAGGAATACGCCTTTATCCTAGCTAATGAACCCCATGCACTCTTGAGTGAATGGGAAGCCATGGGTATGTCTAGTATTGATTATCATAGTTTAATGGAGAAAGTAACAAATGATATATTGGGTATGATAAAGGTATCTACTGGGCCAGAAAAAAGTAATTTGACAACCAAATTAGTTATGCTTGAAAAGACTAAGATTAGAGTAAAGCGTGC